GCTTCTAATTCACCATAAACAGTTGGGTCAAAGTCAACATAAATATCAGTTCCACGATATCCCCAATCCGAATGTAGTTTACGATTTAAGTTATCTCTAATACCAACTAACAAAGGAATAGCACAACGAACTGTCAATGCTTTCTCTCCTTCTCTTTGGTTGTTGTAAGTCTTATTGTCAGCATCGTTCAATAATTGAGAAGGTACTCCATAAATATTACAAAGTGCTTTCATATCCCACTTCTCACTCTCAATGATATCTAATTCAACAGGACTTAATCCGATTTGCTTCCAGTCTACTTTGTAACCACTAACTGCAATTGAATTAAAGTTAGCAGAGCCACCTTTCTCGCTTACTGCTCTTTTAAGTGCTTGTGCTTGTTGTGTTCCACTAATAGGGTCAAACCTATCATCATTCATAAAAAGAACTCCAGCTGGACCACCATTCTGGAAAGATGCAACCGCCGCAGTCTTGGCTTCGTTCGAACGAGTCAAGTTTCTCGCAGCAGCCATCAAAGGAGATTGACCATATAGTTGATTCCCAGTTGTATTCCATTGTAAGTTTATGTATTTATCTTGTAGTACCTCTTGCTTAGTAAAGTTCCAAAGTGGACCATAGTTTAATTGGTAACCGCTAATAGTTGGTGGGAAGTTTTGAATGTCCGCTAACACGTACATATATTGAGAAGGAAGCACGTACATCTCGTATGGCTTACCATCGTTATTACCACCTTCAATCATCTTTGCGTAAACAAAAGAGTTTCCTGTAACTAATTTAAAAGTACACCAAGCCTCTACGAAATCACCAAAGGTATCTTCTTCATTAGGATATTTTAACAACTCGTTTAATCGTGCATCTTTTGTATATATTTCAAACGCTTTCTTATGTAACTTCTCTACATCCTTCCAGTTCTCAATCTTATCTGGTTGGCTCATTAACGCTTTGTATTTCTTTGCAGAAGTTTCATCAACCACTCTATAAACGTGGAATGGAGCAAGTTTTGCTTTATCCGCAATTAATTTCACAATTGAATAAACTATATCATTTGCTGAATAACCATCATTAACAAAGCTAATGTTATCGCCACCTTGCCAAGTTATTATCCCTTGTTGTATTGCAACTTGTCCGTTAAAAGGAATTTGAGGTAGTACAGTAGATAGTTTTTGTCTTTTACCAAAAAAGTCAAGTAATCCCATTATATATGAATTTTAACAAAGTTAGACAATTTATCCTAAAATACCGACACCTCAAATTTTAGCTTGGTTAAATGCGTAAACACGGCATACCTACAAGCATCCATCAAGTCATCGTTTGCCTTTACAGGTTCTTCTATTACGTTATCGTTTTTATCCTTTTTCCATTTGTAAGACATAAACTCCCTTCGTAGGTTTTTGCTATTGTAGTGCAAGTTTATTGGATAAGACTTCATTTTTACTATCCCAGCCCATACATCCTTTTGTGCTGGTTTAATATTAAATCCTTGTCTGTAAAGTTCCTCAATAGACTTAGGCTCGGCAGCATCCGCATAGATTGTTGCTCGTTCTGGTAGCTTTTCTTTTATCAATTTTGATAGGTCGCTAAGAGTAAGTCCGCTTTGATAAACTATTTCCTCAAAGTAGTTTTGTCCTTCGTAGTGAGTAACCTTTATAAGTGCAGCTGGGTGGACATAGCCAAAGTCTAATCCATAGAATACATCACCATCTGGTGCTTCATCGTATTGCTTCCATTGAGTATAAATAATTTCCTTTGCAGAGCCTCGTTCCCCTAATCCGTAAACCTTCCACATAAAGTCATCTGGTAAGTCCTTGTATTGCTCAATGTTTCTTATTTGGCTATCGCTTAGGTTTGATATGTTATTTAGGTAGGTAGAATGTATGCGTTTGTTTTTTGGATTATCAGCTACCTCATACACCCAAGAAATAAAGTCAGCTGGATTCCAGTCTAAAAATACTTGTCCAGTTGTACGAATTAAAAGCTGGTCAAACAATGCTTTACTAATTAAGTTTGCCTCGTTTACAAATAGTATGTCTCTTGCTGGTCCTTTTGCTTTGTCAGGGTCTTCAAGTCCGAACAACTCAATGTAAGAACCGTTTTTAAAAGTATAAATAAAATCGGTGTAACGAAACTCCTTCTCATCCCATATATTCCATTGCTCTAATATATTTTTAAAGTCCCTGTAAACTCCTCTTTTAATATGTGGAAGGGAATGCGATACCATTGAAATCCTTGTATTAGGATTGCTTATTGCAATATGTATTAGTAACTGAACAACTGAATAGCTTTTGCTTGACCTTGAACCACCTTCATTGCATATTATAGGATATCCTTCCTCGTATGCCTTTTTATTGGCATAGAATACAGGTGTAGCCTTAATCTTTAATTGGTTGACAATCTGCATCTGGCTCAATAGTTATTTGAACACTACCCTTAATATCAGCAGTAATGTCTGTTGTTTGTTTAGGTCTGCCCTCTAATCTATCTAAAAGAATCTCGTATGCTTTTAGGTCTCCCTTTCTCGCCTTTGCTATGATTTGCATATCTAATTGTTCAGCTATGCTAAACTCCTCATCTTCTCCTGTAACTGGGTTGCGTACCTTAGTAACTAACTCTAATAAACGTAAAAGTCTTGTCTTGCTATTAGGAACACCTTTAGGTCTTCCGTTTGGGTTTCCGCTTACCCCTTTTTCAAATTGTGTATCTATATTTGGAAATGCCATAAGTTACCTGTTTTTTACCTGTATTACAAAATTACCCCATTCTTCTTGATAATCAATGAAGGGTCAAGTTTTTGCATCCTATCTATAATCACTTGGCAGTATTTTGGGTCAAGTTCTGTTCCGTAACATTTGCGACCTAATTGATGCGCTGCTACCATTGTTGTTCCACTACCCAAGAATCCATCAGCTACCAAGTCTCCTGTTTTAGAACTGTTTGTTATTTGATAAGCGATTAGTTCTACAGGCTTCATTGTAGGATGCTCTGCGTTTCTACTTGGTCTTTGAAATTCTAATATTGTTGTTTGCTTTCTGTCTGAATACCAGCTATGCGATGCTCCTTCCTTCCATCCGTATAGACAAGGTTCGTGCCTCCATTGGTAGTCTTGCCTTCCCATGACCATTGAATTCTTTACCCATATTAAGCATTGCTTTACCATAATTCCAGAATCTGCCATTGCTCTTCTAAAGTTTGCACCTTCCGAGTCAGCATGCCAAACATACCAAGAACCCCCAGCTTTGGTAAATGAACCAAGAGCCGTGTAAAAATCGTACAAGAATTGGTAAAAGTCGTTATCCTTCATACTATCATTTTGAATAGTTAAGGCATCTTTGGTCTTTCCTGTGTAAGCCACGTTGTAAGGAGGGTCAGTTACTACCATATCTGCGTACTCCGAGCCGAATATTTTACCCCAATTGTCAGTTACGGTAGATGAGCCGCATAAAAGTTTATGTTGCCCTATTTCAAAGATATCGCCTAAAACAATATCGGTTTCGCTACCACCTACAGGCACATCAAAGTCATCTTCTACTGCATCTGCATTATTTATGGCAAAGTCTGGTATATCAAGACCCCAATCGGTTAATTGTTCTACATCCCAATTATTAGCTAAGTCATCCCAATCCCACTCCCCATAGCCTACGTTATCCTTTACTATAAACTCTTTCTTTTGTTCTTCAGTTAGTTCTTTAGCTTGTTTAACAGGAACATCCTTAAGTCCAGCTTCAATACAAGCCTTTAGTCGCATATTACCGCCTAAAACAATATTGTTTTCATCTATTACAATAGGTCTAAGTTCAAGCATCTGTGGGAAGTCTTGGATTGACTTAACCAGCTTTTTAAACTTGTCATCCTTAATAATTCTTGGATTACTTGGGTTTGGTTTGATTTCGTTAATGTTCATTATCTACCTTGTTTGTTGTATGGTTTAACTGGTTTGTCTTTAGGACCAGATGTCTTTTTGTACTTTCCTGTCTTTCTTTTACCAAATGTTACTTTGTTTCCGTTGCTAACTTTCGCCATATTTATTTATTAAATCTGCCATATAATCAAATGCCTCCTCCTTAGTTTCTCCAAAAATGTAGTGCGTAGTGCCATCAATCACAAAAGAATAGCAAGAATATCCAGCTATAACCTCCTCTTTGCACGTTTCAAATATGTTACTTGTATCTATCAATTATATCGTTTAACTCTGTTCTTGACCATTTCTTTACCAACCTTGCATTTTGCTCTAAGTGTAATAAAACACCTTCTCCGTACTTCTCAATAATTCCCCTTCTGTAACCTATTAAATGAAACTCATCAAAGCCATTGCACTTCTTACATTCTCCATTTACGTTGTATTCATCAAATCTTAAAGCCGAACCACCCTTTACAGGTGCAAAGTGTCCAGCATCCATTTGGTCAGTTGTTAATGTTCTACCGCAACTAATACAAGTAAAATACCCATCTTGACTATCTCTTTTGCGTATATATGCATTAAAGACCTTTTGAGCCTTTGCAGTCAGTTTTGGTATTGTTGGTAACATAAAGCAAAATTAGTGTTACTTTTTCAATCTAACAACACATAATCTATCGTTATGCTTATATCGTTTCTTGTTAATTGGATTCATATAAATCATAATGGTCTTGTAGTCAGTACCTAAAAACCTAATAGCCTTTGCTATTGACCTAAACCATATCTCCTCTTTTGTATCTAAATAAATTAATCTTACCTCAATGTTGTTGTCTATTCCTGTCATCTAATCAATCGTTTTAATTCAAATAATAAATGTGCGGTTATAAATAATGCACAAGCTAAAGGAACGCTAATCAAAGTAAACTTTAATAGTTCATAAATAAATATTAATTGTTTCATAATTATTTATTTTTATAATATGATAAGTTTTTAACCATATTTTGCAAATCTTTTCTATTATAAGTATAAATTTTAATCTTAATAGTTCTATTGTTATTAAGAATATTATTTATTTGATTATAAAAATATGGCAAATCTTTGTTACCTCTAAAATTATTACACTCATTACATATCCATACAAGGTTTTCAAAATAGTTATTACCTCCTTTAGATAACGGAACAATGTGTTCTTTAGTTTTATAATTAATTTCAGTAAATGTTCTTTCACAATAGTTACATCTTGTACTGTTGAAATTTATTGACATATTGTTTAATTTAAATAACCACCCCAAGTTCCGTAATTACTATTTTGGTTAAAAATATTTAATTCTTGAGGTGGTAGAGTTTTTAATTATAACCATAAATTGGCATATATATTTTCTCTTTGTTTATATGGTAATGATAAAAATAAATACCCAATAGCAATACCTAAAATGTCATTTTCCTCCTTTGCTTGTTCAATACAAAACAAAATATCTTCATCTTCTAAATTGCCATCATCAAATACAATGTGCATATTACCACCAGCACCATTTTCAGGTCTTTCTTTATAAAATATTCTAATTAAATCTACAATCTCGTAATTATCTATTTTCATATTATAGTTGGTTTTGTAAAAATAAGTACAAAGTATATCTTTTGCACTCGTTTTTGATAAATATTTCATTATTTAATTTCTCTAAGTCTTTTGGTGTTTTAGCAGTTACCTTGTAATGTGCTATTATTTTTTTCTTTATTTGGTCTGCCTTATCTGGACTTAGATTTTCCTTGTTTAATTCCTTTCGTTTCCATAGTACATCAAAAGCCATTGTATTTAGCAACTCCCAGCCTCTTTTAGCCGACTTATTCCAATTTTCGTATAATGCCTCAATAATTTCATCATCATTTATCTTAGGCACTTCTATTGTTTGCGGTTCTACATAGGTCTTTTGTCTTACTTGTAAAGCTATCGGCTTATATGCAGCCATTACATCCCCAAAGAATTTTGGTGTAAACATAATCGCTTTGTCAACTGATAATTTACCCATTGCATAAAGTTCAAAAGCTACTCCAAGTTCCTTTAGTTTAAAGTTGCCATAGTTCTTTATTACAAATTCGCAAAGAAACTGAAACAACTCTATTGTAGGTGTTTGACATCCGCTTAAAGCAATACAGGTCTTTAAATGTTCTTTAACCTCAATAGGTGAGCATCTGCAAATACTCATTGTATCTAAAGCAACCACAACCTTTAATTCATCTTGTTCAAGTTTGTTATAGACTTCTAAGTGCATTAGCCTCTCGTTCTGCGTAAGAGAGTTTATGGATTGGGGTAATACTTCGGTTAATGATTTCATCGTTCCAAGATTTGTTGTTTAAAAAGGTTTCTGGGTTTTTACGGAATTGTTTATCTGGTACTGATTGCTTGTAAAGGTCAATATAATTCATTGCATTTTGCCTTTCTATATCGGTTAATTTATTCCATTTCTTTTTTAACTTTTGCTTATCCCCTACCTTTTTATCATAATCATTCCAAAACCATTCAAAATCTATATTTATATTTTCATTTATAGTTATAGTTCTATTTTCAGTTTCAGTTTCCATATGCTTAGCATATGCTTCGCTAGTGCTTTCTTTTTTAGGTGATTTAGCGTTATTTCGCCTACTTTCACTAAATTTTTGCCTTCTAATGGTTTCATTAAACATTCTTTCGTTGTAGTATAAACCATCTTCAACTTTAAATTTATCCCAAATCTCAACATCATATGCTTTACATATGCTTAGCATATCCTTTTCACTTAATTTGCCTTTTTGATGTTGTAAGCACAAAAGTCTAATGTATTTGCCAACCTGTTCATTATCCATTGTAAAAGTGCCACTAAGAAAATCGCTTGTGTAAAATAACACCGCTGGGTCTTTAGCCATAAAAATAAAAAAGGCTCTCGGCATCCACCCCAGTAGGATTAGGGTTTCAGCTTTGAGCCAATAAGTTTGAGTTAGGATATCCTACATCCTTTGTACGAAGATAACCTAATTAACCGAATATTGTGCTACTTGCTTTTTATTTTTTAGCTTAACAATAGTTGTTTTAATATTCATTCCATCATTCCTAAGGTCAGCTATTCGTGCTGCTAATCTAAAGCAACCGAACTTATTTAAAGCATCAATAGGGGTTAACTTTCTACCTTTATTTAGGTAGTTTGCGATTTGTTGGTTTTGGCTCATAGTTGTAGGTTTTAAATTTGCGCTTAACGTTATCGCCCAACGAGGGGTTGTTTTAGAATGGTAAATCATCTTCGCTTTCCTGTTGGTTTACGGCAAATTCCTTTTTACCTGTTGGTGCATTATAAGAAACTTGTTTACCTCTACCGCAATAGTTTTTCTTTGCCTTTTCTGCTCGTTCCTCCATTGTTTGGTTGTTCCATACTGTATGGGTGTTTCCTTTGTCATCTGGTTGCTTTAAAAAGTCGGTAGCTACGTTTGCGTAGTGTTTGCCGTTTTTAGCTTCTTTCCAGTTAATTTCTTCTTTGCAAATGTTTAATACAATCATTGTTTTTAGTTTTCGTGTTTATTAATTTGATTTTGTTCTAATGCTATTTCATTTTGTCTATCTTGTTCTTTTTCATCCTCATCTTCCTCTTCCCAATCGCAATGTTCTAAACAATCTGGACAAATATCAATTTCCTCAAAGTTAGTATGTGCGCCGCAGCAAGTTGAATATGGCATAATTAATCGTTTAAATAGTTTTCAAATACCTCAAATTTATCAGCTAACATTTGATAAGGAATGTAATTCCTTTTAGGTTGGTTTAATAACTCTGGGAAATATCTTTGTTTATGTAATTTAAGTCTATACTTAGCAGCATCTAATTTATAGATCATCTCCGCTGCATTTTGCGGATAGCTTGTTTCTACTTTGTAATTCCAGAATTTAACTTCCTCCCTTAAATCCCATAGTTTATTTAATGGTGTCATAAAGTTTGTTTTTTCTTGGTAAATAATTTAGTTACATCTTTAGTTGCAAGTTCCTGATTCAATGTGTAAAGTTCAGCCAATTCGTTTGTGCTTATGCATAAATCAATAGCTAACTCCAAGTCATCAACGTTATCGTGCGTTTTAATGTAGGCTGGTTTTTCATCACTTTGAGCCATTTCATCGCCTGTGTAAAGACCGCTTAAATCTTGTGGGTAAGCCTTTCTCAAAGCTAATGCCTCCGCAACCTTACTAAGCATTGTATGTGGCATCTTCGCCCATAAACCCATTGGTTTGCCATCGTTTGTTCTTTGGCAATATTCATCCCAATAAGCTATTCCAACGGCTGCTTCATACCTTGTATCTCCGTGAAATCTAAATACTGATACCTTACAAGAAATTAACTTACCATCTTGTTCTACAAAGATTGGTTCGCTTTGCCCACCATAGTTACCGCTACGTTCAGCGATTACTCGGAATCCGTCAATGCTTGTTTGGATAGTCATTTTTTTACTCCATCCGTTTTGCGTTTTAACGTTCCTGTGGATGCAATAAATCTGCCTTGATAACGCATCAAGTCCTGTGCGTTGGGCTTGGTAAAGAAAGAGTTTTAGTTCATCAACTGTTGCTTCTGGAGCAATCTGTGATTTTACTAACTCTACTTGATCTTTCGTGTACGAAAGTTGTGGCTTTTTAGCCAGTTGTTGTTCGTTCATATTGGTTGGTTTTAGAGTTTAAAATTAATACTTTTGGTGTTAATAACCTAATTAAACAAGCACATTTAAGTTGAAAACATCCTTTTTTATGGTATCATCGAACTTATTTGACAATTGTCCTTTAATCTTTGAGATTGAGTGTAGGACTGTGGTTCTATCTCTATTAAAGATTTGTGCTATTTCCTCTCCATTTAACTCGGTTTTTTCCTTAGTTAAATACATAGTCATTTGCCTTGCCAATGTAACTTCCTCGCCTCTATATTTAGACATTAATTGTCCGTACTTAATTTGGTAGTAATTGCAGACCTTTTCGGCTATTTCAATTGCATACTCTTTTTGTTGTTCTTTGTCCATTCGTATTGTTTTTATGTTTAAATGTTGATCTAATAGGTCTTTTAACCTGTTTATTTCTTTTTTCAGTTCTTTGTTCTTCTCTCGCAAAACCTCTATCTCAAGTTCTGCCATATAGGTCTTATGTACCTCTCTCATAATGCTTCTATTTCTTTTTTAACTTCTTGCCAATATTTAAAATTATCAATTAAATACTCATCCCAAAATTCATTTGGAAAGTTATCTAATATTTCATCAACTGTTATTAATGCACATTGTTTATAATGTTGAAAGTTTGTTGTTATGCCAAAACTTTGGCTTTTATATTTAGCAACTAATTCTATTGCTTTTTCTTTTGTTGTCATATTAAAAATGTAAAAGGTTTATAGGGAGCATAAACTCCTCTGTTAATGTATATAAGTCAAGGATAAGGAAATGGTAACTTTTAAGGATTCGCTTTTGCACATCGTTCATCCTTGCAATCTTAATTAGTAAATCTTCCTCGCTAATCATTGTTCTTGTGTCATCCAAGCCTCGCCTCCATTCTGCAAGGTCAGCCTCAAATAGATTTTGCCTTCCTTGTGCTTCCTTTAGTAACTGGAGTAGTATTGTTGCTCTTTGGTGCAACTTTAGTTGTTTCGCTTGATAGATTAGTTTGCTCATATTGTTTTAGGATTTTATAAACCAATTTACTTAAGGTTATGCCTTTGGAGTCGGCTTCGGTTTGTAGGTTAGTCTTGATTTGGTTGGTTACTAATGTTGTTATTAGAGTTTTCATAGATTGCGTTTATACCTTCTGCAAGTTCTTTACAAGCTACAACTGTTTGCTTAGTATAGCCATCAGGCATTGTTTTTAATTGTGTTTCTAATGTGTAAATAAAGGTTTGAATTGCGTTCATAGTTAAATGTTTTGAAGTATTGCGGTGATTAAAAATGCGATGCATACAATGATAAAAGCATACATAGGTTTGATGCTTTCGACTTGGTAGCGTTCATTAGCCTTTTCTTGTGGAGTTTTTAACTTGTTCATATTGGTTTTTTTGGTTTATTAAATGATTTCTACTTTGTACCCTAAACTTAAATACTTATCAATTTTAAATTGTAGTATTTCTTGTGTAAATTCTGCAATTGGAATTAAGATTGTAACCCAGTTGTCAGTAGTACCTTGCTTGTAAACTTTAAATGCTTTTTTCATATTGGTTTGTTTTTGATAAATCAAAGATAGGGTAAAACCTTATAACTTTATCAAACAAAGCAAATATTTTAAATAAATGTGATGAACGGCAAATAAAAAGGATGAATGGTATAATTTGACTTATATGGAACAAATATGTATCAAAAAGTGCGTTTTATGACACATTATCGTACGAATAAGTGTAAAAATTTTACTTTGCCCTGTTTTGATATTTATAGCCCATAGCTGATAATGCTTTATAAATAGATGCAATGGTTATATTGCCTTGAGCATCTCTTTTTTCCATATCTAAAACACCTTGTTTTGTAATGCCTAATGCTTCGCCTAATTCTTCCATACTCATTTTTTTCTCTAATCTGCATTGTTTAATAAGTCCTATTGGAGTAAAAGCATCTTTGCCAAATCCATATTTCCATAACAAATCATCGCTTAATCCTTCAACAAATATTTGCAATTCAGTATTGTATTCAAACCATTCACCACTACTACTAACAGGTTTAAACATTTTGTGATAATTTTTTTCATCTTCCCTATTGCCTTCTATCAAACCAAGCACCTCTAATTTAACAGGGCAACTTACTTGTAATGTGCTTAATCTTAATTTAATTCTATCGGTATAACCAATTTTTACATAATCAGTATGCTTTATAAAATATATCATAACTTTACTTTTTAGCAAATATAAGGGAAAAAGTAAAGCAATAGCTTTTTATTTATCAAGTTATAGGTTTACTTTATCAATCAATATTAAGCCGTTTATCAATCATTACGGATCATAAAAAAACCACCCTAATAAGACTAAAAGGGTGGCTAAACCTAAGTTCTCCAATATGAAAGCCAAAGATATATAAAAAACCCCACCTTTTTAGGGGTGAGGAACTATGAACGAACAACTATTTAGAACCATCTTGTAATGGTGTATCATTAGAGTTATCTACTCTCCTGTAACCTTGTTTCCAGAGTATGTTACATAAAGTTACGCTTTTCTCAATTATTGATTCTTCTTCATCCATTGGATTCAATAAATGTAAACACTCGTGAATCATTATTTCAAGATGCTTCTTGCCTTTTAGCCGTGAGTCAATATAAACCACACCATCACTTTCAGCAATGCCGTGAGCCTGTTCCCTTCCTAATTTCCTATGTATTATTTTAATCTTCATCTTTTAATAAAGCTAAATCAGGTCTATCTATCTCTTTAAATATAAGTTTCTCGCCACCTCTGATCTTACCTAAAGTGGTTTTAATCTCTTGTTCTAAGTTGTGCAATTCAATTAGTTTAGCAACCAACCATTGTTCTTGTTGTAGTGAGTTCAATTTTGCAAAGTTTTTAGGGTATCTCATATTAGAAGATTTTATTTTTATAGATTCTTTTATTTTGAACCGAGTAATAACCTTCTTTGTCTTTTTCCAATATGGCAAATCCTTGTGAGTAATTATCAACGTGCTTACAATACTCCACGTTTGGATGCATCAAATGACCTGTGGTCCAGCAAGTAAAGACTTCTTCATCAAATTGATTCTTAGTTGTGTAAGATTGCACCTGATGAACGTGAGAAGCTATTGCCGACTGCTTAACTCTATCATAAAGGGTTTTAGCTGGGTTTACACCGCTACCACGTCTAAAGGTTGTATCTCCGTGAATGATTGGTAGTTTGCCAAACTTAACGTGATCTATATTTTTAATCGGAATGATGTTAAATGTATTCAACATTAATATTTCCTCAATGTCAAACTTACCATTCAACCCTAATAATTCAGGTGCTTTGGTTCTCATATATCTTTCATACCTAAATTCGTGATTTGAATCTAAGTTGTAATAAATAGGTATTTCAGGAAATGATGCCCTTATAAATCCAAGCATCTCAATAATAGCCTCATATTCCTCATCAAACTTTCTTACTCTTGGGTCTTTCTGGAAGTCGCTTAATTGATAGAAATCAACCAAATCACCATTGATAAATAATGAATCAATCTTTTGGTCATTTAAGTATTTAAAGCAAACATCAATTGCCTTTGGGTCGTGGAATGGAACTTGAAGATCACTAATAAATCCCATCTTTTTAATTCCTATTGGTAAACAATAAACAACTTTCTCCTCTACCCAAGTAGGCGGTTGAACAAAGTGTGAACCAGTACGTTTAAAATCTTCTATAAATTGTTTGTTAACTCCTTTTACGCTTTTAGTTTCTCCAGTCTTACCACGATAATAACGTATCAAATAACGTACGTTTTCTTGGTTGTCAAAGTGTGCGCTTTGCTCCTTCATAATCAAAGAAGCTAAAGTGTTTGAAGGCATCCATTGAGGATATTTGGCTAAATAGTCTAAGACTATCTGACCACTCATTGTGGTTTTTTTGCCTCCTCTTTTTGTTGTTGTCATAGGTTTTTGTTTTATGCGATTGAGTTTAGTATCAGGTCTGCTTCTTCTTCTCTACGTTTGACCAAGCCGTCAAGTCCGACATTTTCCCAAAGCCGTTTGCTTCGTTCTATCTGGTCGGCTATGCCCTCGTAATCAGCTTTAGCAACCAATTCAACTATTGCCCTCATTTCCTTTCTCCTATCGCCATCTAACTTGTTTCCTCTGTTATAGATCATTGAAACCAATGCACCCCTTGTGTCCTCGTTTAAAGTCTCAATCTCTGGATATATACTTTTAGTCAAAGCATAGTATTTAGGTAATGACTTATTAACGAATACATCGTATGCAAAATTGTATGGTATTCTAACTTGTAGAATTTCCCCTCTTAGCATCGTTTTAACCGCCTCGCCTTTTATCCCTACTACTTTCCTCAAAGCATTAAGAAAGTTTAAATTTAAGCCATCCCAATCGCTAAAAAACTGCTTTTCGGTTACATAACCGCAATCATATCCAAGTCCAATTGTGCAGCCAGAATCACCACCTGCCCAAATAGGCTTTTGGTAGCGTTTCTCGTAAACGGCTCTACCTCCGACCTCGTGTTTGATAATCATCTCAATAGCTTTGCGACTAATCATAAAACTGATTTTATAAAATAAATCATACTAATTATCCATAATATCAAGCCAATCTTAAATGATAATTTTTCGTTTTCTTTCATTTGTTCGTGTATTTATCTATTGAAGCAAATCCCATACAGGCACAAACCAACCAAAAAACAAGATCAGCTAAATGCTCGTTAATATTCGCCTTAAATACAAAGCAACCAAATAAACATAATGCACCAATAGAAGCAATTACCCTTTTATGGCTTATTGCTCCGTTCTCCCCAGATAACATATTATTTATAAAGTCCTTCATTATTGATTATAAGTTTCGTTATAATATTGTTCTGATGTCAAAATATTATCATCACTACACCAAGCATTTATTGCTTGTATTATTTGCTCTTTTTCTTTTTCAAGTGCATTAACTAATTCATTTCTATATTCAAATTTTATTGAATTTGATAATTTTTCAATTAATTCTTGCATTGCTGTTTTCATATTAAAACTTTTTATAGTAACCGAATGAATATCCGTTCATTGTTGCCGTTGCCGTATATAAGGTGTTTTTAGCCGTTTTAAGGGCAATTGAACCGCCAATACCAATTTGTCCGTTTGAGTGCTTTAAATCGCCTATAAACCCCAAATAAAGCTGGTTCTTATCCTTTTTCTCTATTAGCTTGGTAATTGTTATCGTAGGTAGGTTAAAATTTGCACTAAAACCCCTTCCTTGTATCTTGTTTTGACTGATTGTGTCTTGTATGTATGCGTATCCTAAAGAATCTATGCGCATAGTATCGGAATAAACCTTAACTTGGTTATAGTCTTTAACGATTGTAATTGTGTCCGTAACCCTTTCAATAAGGTAAATTGTATCTAAAATGACAAAAGGGATAGATTTCCCTTTGATAAACTTAGTAAAAGTTTTCTGTTGGTAAACTGTGTCCGCTATGATTATAGGTTCAGTTTTAGTGTACCTTGCATCACTAAAGATAAAAAAGATTAGAACCGCCACTAATAGAACGATTACTACATCTTTCATTACTTAAATCTTTTGGTAGCCTTAATGTAATACCTTGCAGCTAAAAGACCAGAAACAATAGCAATCAACGAAGCTATTAAAGAAACTATTGGTTGCACATTCGCAACACTAATAAATGCGGTTGTTCCGCTAATAATAGTTAATAAGTCCGATTGATTGCTATTATGTACCATTAGTCTTCTTTTACTTCTTGTGGTGGATTTTGCTCTTGTGCAATTTTACCCAAGAAGCCTAAAATTGGGTTAGCAAACTTTGCTGGAATCTCCATTAAATAAGTTTCTAACTCCTTGATTTGATCTGCTGAAAGTTGTATCATAGTTTTGATTTTATATACAAATATAGTTATTTGTTACGGATTAACAAATGGTAAAGGTAAAACCACAATCGGTGGATTAACTTGATTCTCTATTTGAGCATCTAAGTTTAGGTCTAAAGCCTCTACATCCATAGAGCTATCCAACCAACCACATACGATTTCATAAGTTAAGTCCTCGTAAGGGATAAAGTTAGTAACATCATCCTTTGAGAATGATTGAGAACCATAGACACTTGCTATGTATTCTTTCTCGTTGATTGTTTCTTTTGCTAAGCGAGTCCAATGTGCGACAACAACAAAGTCGGTTAAATCACCATCTTGTGGAACGCAGTCTAATTGATTAATGTACCAGTATTTCATATTATTTATTTTTAATTAATGCTTTTAATTCTTCTATTTGTGCTTGTTGCTCTTCTATTCTTAACATAGCTTCTTGTAAAGCCTTTATAGTATAATAATGAATATCAGCTTCATAAATACCTTTGTATGTAGTTCCATCTTCTGCTAAAGTACCCCATCCATCAATATCAATTAATTCTGGAGCTACATCCTCAACTTGTTGAGCAATTACACCCATATTAAAATCATCGTGAGTTTGGTCTTTAAATTTATATTTTACTATTTCAATATTTTTTATTTTATTCCATACAGACTCTAATGGCGTAATATCTTTTTTTAATCTTTCATCTGACAAGACAACATTATTGGTCGCATAGTTTGCTATACCTCCGTTTGAACGAACTTCCATTCTTAAAGCAGTTGAATCTGCACAATATAAAAATTGATTAGCAGTACCATTAGGTGAAGCAGCAGTATATTCTTGATATATGCCTCTTGGATTTCCATTTGTATTACTTATACCAACAGTCCAATCACCTGCAGTTTGTCTCATTTCATGATATGAAGAGCTAGTTAAATAAGTACCATTAGGACTCATTTTTGTATAACCCCCCGATGTGATTCTCATTCGTTCGGTATTGTTAGTACCAAAGCGAAGGTCTAAGTTTCTTCTTTCATATAATAAAGAACCACCAGAATCACTATATAATTGAAAAGCATTTACACCATCACGAATACCACTCAAGTTTGGATTTGAAGTAGCACCACCAACGGCAAGTTCAACTATACCTCCTACGGAAGCTGGTGTAACTCCGATTCCAACGTTACCACCGCTTGTGATACGCATACGTTCAGTATAAGCAGTTCCATTTCCTGTTCTAAAAATATGTGAACCAGCATTTCCTGATTGGTAAAATAAATCAGTATTAGAACCACCTCCAGCAACAAATCCAATATATTGACCCTCTGTTACACTCCCATTTAAAGAAATTAAATTAAATGTAGGAGCATTTGTAGGCGCACCAAGTCTTATACTATTAGTTGTTCCACTTTCTTTTACTTCTAATCTACTATTAGCAGTACTTGTTCCGATTCCAACATTTCCAGAACTATTAATCGTTAGTCTATTTGTAGTATTAGTTGCAAAATCTAAAGTATTAGCAGCACTTAAATACATTCCATTAGTTGGAATTGTTGAACTTGTTGGAACAAAAGAACTACCATTAAAACTACCTGTTGCAGAAATAAAACCTATTGGTGTAACACTATTACTTATTTTACTAAATATTCCTAAATTGTTACTTGCATTAAGTTGAAAATAAACTGCATCAGTTCCAGCTAAATTTACAAATCCTAAATATGATGAAACACCTAAAATATCACTACCATCTTTTGTTAATTGTAAAAATTTACCAGCACCAATGCCAAATGATCCTGAACCCATATCTAAATTTGCAGTCGCACCACTATAAGGTACATAAGTTGAAGCAGCAGTTGCAGTGCTTAATTTATTATTAAAAGTGTTCCAATCCGTACTCGAAAGGTATCCATTTGTTGAAGTTGTTGCTTGTGTTATTCCTATTGTTCCAGATGTTGTAATTGTACCTCCTGTTAATGGAGCAGATGTAGCTACAGAAGTAACCGAACCTGTACCATAAGCAGTAGAATCTACTGAACCATCTGCCTTCAAAAACTGACTTGATGTGCCACCTGTCTTTATAAATGAATTGCCACTAAAATCACCAGCTCTTGAAATATATGCAACTTGAGAAGTTTGAACGGAAGATGTCATTCCATAAAATCCTATATTATTTGAAGCATTTAATTGAAGATAAACTCCATCTGTAGCACCAGCATTTATAAATGCTAAATATGCAGAATTACCAGCACCAGCAGCACCATTTTTTGCTAATAATAAGAATTGACCTGTATTTATACCAAAAGAACCACTACCCATATCTAAATTAGCCGTTGCTCCAATGTAAGGAACGTAAGCACTTAAAGCAGAACCATAGTTAGGTATATTTAAAGTTGCACCAATTAAAGTAGCTGCACCACTCGTTCCTGTTGTTGTTAGGGTAATAGCATTTTGCTTATTGTTAAAAGTTGTCCAATCAGCATTATCCAAATAACCATCAACCGAAGCAGAAGCAGCTGGTATTGATATTGTATTAGATGTATTATCTAATGGAGCAGTAAATGTTAAAGCAGCTTGTTTGTTATTGAACGTACTCCAATCAGTTGAACTCAACTTACCAGTATTTGCAGCCGAAGCCACAGGCAAATTAAAAGTATGTGTCGCTACGCTTGAAGATATCCCAAAGTCCGTTCCACTTGTTCCTGTCGCAAAGAATTGGTTTTGTCTTGTAAGGTTATTTAAAGAAATTAATCCTTTTGAGAAAGTAGTAACTACTTGACACAAATGGTTATTCTCGGTATGTAAAGTAACTGTTCTACCATCTACGTTTACATAGATTCTAATCGCTATTCTATCTGTAACAGTTAATACGCTTTGAGCAACTGGTACTGCGAAATAGTAAGGGTTAATAACTGTTCCCTCTGTAATGTACTCTGGAACTCCAACGCTTGTACCTATTAAGGTAAAAGTTGTGCCATCATATTTGTAAACCTCTGCATAAGTAAAAGGATTTCCTGTATTGTTATTTACACTAAAATAGAACTCACAATTAAAGTTTCCAGCTGGTACTTCTAATAAAGCTGGGTCATTAGCATCGGTTAAGTAACTCGCTACATATCCATTTGAAGATATAACAATATCAGTTCCAGCACCAGCGATAGGTGTTTTGCCTAATTGTCTATAAGCAACCCCACCGATTGTGCCTTGACTTACACTTGAGTTAAGATAATAAGAAACCGAACTTCCGCCACCTGTTGATGTAGGAAAATCCGCTAAAGTACCATCTCCTCGTACATATTGAGAAGCAGCACCATCTAAAGCGGTTATTACACCACTATTAGCCACTACTGGTCCTTGTATATCCCTAATCTTTGCTTCTCCTGTTACTTGTAATTGACTCATAATATTTTATTGAAATAATCCTCTAATATATTCCCCAGCTTCTAATGCCCTACCAAAAGTAAGAACTCCTGTCGCACTCACAAACTTCACATCATCGCCAGTTGGAACTCCTGTTGTTAAAATGTTTTGTGCATCCACACCACCTCTTGAAACGTAAAGACAAGCATAACCGATTGTATCTGCAAATGTAATTGATGTTTCTCCACCACTTGCCGTGTAACCTTTTGTTTTAACAGGGTTAGCACCTACGATAATAACACCGCTTGGGTCAACCTCTGTTCCTGTTGTATTGTATGCACCGCTACCTTGTAGGCTTACGTTATATGTAGCCACATCCCTCATAGGTGCGTTAATTGATAAACTTGATATATTACAAATTCCATTAATAATTGTTAAACCATCAACTCCGTTATCTACTACAAACTTAATTTCTATTGGCTCTCTTGTTAATTGCTTATCTAACATAAACAAATAAGAAAAACCACTCAAAATAATCAACCCATCACAGGTTACATTCCAAGTAGCTACATCGTTCTTAAATTCTCTAAACCAAGCACTTGACTGGCTTGTTACCTCTTTTTGGTCTACGCTTACATTAAAAGCACAATTTGTACTACAAGCAAATGCAACATCCACCTCTGGGTCTACATCTGTTCTATGCCAATAAAGCATTACGTTTTTACCATTTACTGCTGCCATATTACAAATTTAATCAATTATCCGAATGTTTCTAATATTTCCCCAGCACCACTTATTCTGTATGCTTGGAAGTAAGTATCTGTAACTAAAACCTTCCACCAAATATTTGCACCATTAAATCCAACAATTAACAATTCACTTTGATAGAAGAAATCTCCAACAGAAGGAACACCAGCTTGTTCTAAATAAACTAAATTACTTGTTAAAGGTGCAGCCAAAGCAGCTTCTTTAGTTACATAACCATTAGACCTAAAGTGTGCAAATCCTGTAACCTCTGTTGGTAAGCTATTACTATCGTAAATAGTAGTCATTGTAGTTTCTACATTCTCTGGGTTAATATCTAATAAAGTAGCCGTAATAACATCATTAGGCAAATCCATTGTTGAATTACCTATTATGTATTTCTTATTATTTACACTTATTTGTGCTGGGTCAGTATCACTTGCCGTAATTCTCATTGCACCGCTAAATCTACCATCAGTTGTTTCCATACTCATAAAAGAAGCATCCAAGTTAATAATGTTCTTATTTAAGCAGTTTGAATATTGCTTAACTACTAACTCACTTAAACTTCTATATTTATCTGTAAGGTATTCTTGCCTGTACCAATTCTTTAAGTTTAACCCACTTACATCGCTTAAAAATCCTCTATATGAAAAGAATCCATCATTAATATCATTAAATCCTAATGGAAGGTCAATCTCTAAAACATATTCATTTGAATCGTTGATAAAACTCTCTGTTGTTACTTGCTTAAAGTATGTTTCAACAGTTAATTGAAAGTTACTTGCCTCAATTGAACCAACAGTTGATTTCCAATAAGGAGCAGAATTATCACATATTATTAACTCAATAGTTAAATCACCACCTATTGGTAACAAAGGCATAATCAATTCTAAATTTGCTTTAGGGTCTGTTGAACTAAATGGATAAAAATAATAATGGTCATTAAATGTTGTATTTACCCATTGTTTATTGTTATCTAAAAATACAGAACTAACTCCATCATCAACTAATATTTTAAGAATAAATAAAGCATCTGGTCCACTTGCTGGTACTCCTAATCCAGCTACATCCATAGTTAACTTTAATACATCACTCGTATTTACTTTTGGTAAATTTATTGGTCTAACCAATGCAGTATATGGACTTGAAATCGAATACTGCATAATAAAAGAATTATATCTTTTTTCTGGATATGACTTTACATAGATTATTCCATCTCCGTATCTTTCCTCATCCCAAGAAAAAGCATTACTTACTAATGGACTTACAAATGTATAATTCTTTAAATCCCAGTTAGTAATGTAGTTATTAGGATATTCAATTACTTTATCAAATCTAATCTTATTAAAACCCTTTTTAATTAACTTAAATTGACTATTATCTACAAAGTATAATCCACTTGTATTTGCTGAAAATCCTTCAATATTTCCTGTTGATTCATAGATTGCATCATCAAATAATGTTCCATCACTATTGTAAATAGTAACATAATAAGAATCTTGTGCAAATTGTGTTAAAGGAACAATGTAAAAGTTTCCCTTAGCTTGGAATAATCTTGAACCAACAGACCTAACAATCTTTGTTAATACATCAAGGCAATTTGTTGCTTGTTGATTATCATTAATAAATGTTGCATAATTTATATATGATTGACCTAATGTATCAGCAGCTGGGTCATCTATTCTATTATCCATTCCATCAGCATAAAAACTTACACCACTTACAATATCATAATCTAAAGGATATTCTAATTTTAACAAAGCAGTCTTTATGTAAAAAATAGCCGTAAATATGTCAACTAATGTTGTATCATCAGTTATAAAAAAAGGTATTCTTTCTAATAAACCTAATCCATCAATAGCATTAAAAGCTAATTGTTTTCGACCTGTTGAAAAAACATATTGAACATTGTCGCTTAGTATCCATCCTTGCCAATCTATATTAGCACCACTTAAAATTCTAACAAAATACTTTCTATCATTCAATGTTGTAAAGTCTGGCATATTTGCCACATCATCAGTAACATCAATTGCAACACTTAAAGTACTTACATAAATAGGTTCAAAAGTATCATCTGAACGTGGTACATATTGTATTTGTAAATTAATACAAGGATATTCTATTATCTCTCCATCGTAACCATCCTCATAAATATTTACTACACTTGTAACATCTGATTTTGTTGCTGCCGTGATTCTATATTTTATTTCGTATGCCATTAACCCCTAATTATATTTAATGAAGAATTAGACCTCTGCATTGCTAAAACTAAGTCTTGTCCTCTTAATACAAATTGACCATTAGAATTAACACTATTTGTCATATTTCCTGTATTAAACGAGGTTGGTTTAGTTTGACCTAAATTAGTTGGTGCTAAATTTCTTGCAGCACCAAATGCAGAACTTAACGCACCTGTGGCAGCAAAAAGACCTTTCAATGCTGGGAAGGCTTCTAATATAGCTTGGAATATTAATGCTTGAATAACGGCAGCAGCTATTTGTTTACCTATATTAGCAAACATATCACCAATGGCTTCTAATGGCTTTTGACCAGTTTGCATAGCTTCATACATTCCCATTAATGAATTTGTTACACTACCAGAGATTGTATCGGCAAAATTTGTATATGACTTTCTTAAATCATCAATTCTCTTTTTTTCCGCTTCATCCGCATCAATAGCACTTTTATCTTTTTTAAATAAACCTTGCATATATGCACCAAAACCACCGCTTTTTTGTGTTGATTCTAATAAATCTTTAGCTTGTTTTTCAAAATATGCTTTTCTTTTATCATCTTTTGCTTTTTGTTCAGATGGTAATTCAAATAAATCTAAAGGCTCTAATCCTATTGATTTCATTTTCTCCCTAAGAGCCTTCATTTTAGCTAACTCTAAATTAAGTTGCTTATTTTCTTCTCTTGCGTAGTTTACAATAGGAGAAGGACCTTTTTTTGGGTCTGGAGTTTCAAATTCACTTACCGCTTTTACAAATTCTTTATTTTTTAATTCTGCTTGTGCAATAAGTTTGTCAAGTGTTACTAATTCAGCATCATACTTAATTCCAACACGCATTTTTTCTGCACTAACTCTTACTGCTTTAGGAAAACCAAATATAGATTCTAATTTTTCAGCTTCTTTTAGTTCAGCATTGCGTTGTGCTAATAATTGTTTACGCTTTACTTGTAATTGTTTTAATTGGTCTTCATTATTAGCTTCTTTACCAATAGCCAATTCTTGTAATGATGCTAAGTTTACTAAATTTGTGTAATATGCTCTATCTTGACCTAATTTAGCATTTTGTATATCAGCATTTTTTGTATATAAGTCTTGTAAGGATTTTAATGCAGTTTTAGCAGCCGTTTGGTCTTTTCCAACAATTACATCAACTAAATTAATACCTTTTGACCTATTAGCTTGTGCTTCTCCAGCAACCTTATAAACATCAGCATTAAGTTTATTTAATTCTTCTCTAAACTTTTTTAATTCATCTGTTGGACCTTTAAAGAAATCAGCTATTTCTTTACTATATGTAACCGCCAAAGAAGATACAACACCTAAAGCAAGACCAATACCAGCTGGACCAGTTAATCCTGCAACCATTGATTTTAATGCTTGTGATGAACTTCCGCTTTCTTTTGATAATCTTTGAAATGATTCTAATAAAGGGTTTAAGTTATTTGCAATACCTATAAATCCATAAGGAGCATCTTGTGCAACCCTTGATAAGTTTGATAAAGCATTTGTAGCATCGGCAGTTGGTCTACCAATTGTATTCATCTTTTGATTCAAAGATGTAATTGTGCCATTTAGATTCTTTATTTGAGTATTCAAATAATTAATCTCTCCAACGTTAGTAGCTTTCTTTAAGGCTGCTTCAAATTGTTTTAATAGATTTTGTGCTTTTTGTAACGAACCTTCAAAGTCAGTAGTATTAGCACCAATATTAATATTTAAATCTATAATTTCTGCCATCTTTATTAGTTTGCTCCGTACAATTTAAGTGTCCTTGCCAATTGTTCATCCGTTATCATCACTCTTTCTACATCATTATCTATATCATCTAACTCTGGTATACTCCAAAAAGCCTTCATACTTTTAGGAGTTTTCTCGGTTGTGGAACTTAAGTATACAATATAGGCAAGGTTTCTTGTCCTTGCCCATTCGTTTAACTCGTTTCTTTCCTTACCTAAAACGATAATGGAAAAGTCCTTCCAAGTCATATCCCAAAATTCATTTGGTCGTATTCCGCACTCCGCAGCTTTAACTAAGATATCATCCCAGCTTAGCTTTGTTAGGCTTTTTTTTTTCTTCTTCCTTCTTTACACCTGTAATGGTGTGGACTGTACTTTCAACGACATATTTTAAATAGTCAATTATTTGACCTTCTTCGCTAAAAATAGAACCCACTTCATCTATCCATTCACAAGCATCATCAATTGTATATATTACTTCATCTTTCTTGCTTACACAAGCAGATTTGTAACCAATATAAACAAGCTGAACTATAATGTCCAAACTTGTTTGAGCCGTTGAAAGAACTTTAAAGTACTCATCAATACCGATATTGTTTTGTTTAGTAAACTCACGCATTGACCAAGTACCCCACTTTAGGTGGATTGTGTTGTTGTTAGTCTTTAATTCGAACATAGTTTTTTATTTTAATTAAACTCCAGTTTCAGTTTGAGTGATAGGAGGTACACTTACAACGAAAGTTGCAGTAAACTTCACATCATCTTTATCAGCAGCATTAACATTAAAGTTGCTAATAAATACTAATTGACCAGCACCACCATAAGTGATATCACCAGCAACTGGAACGGCTTTACCCATTTTAATTGCAAACAAAGTTTGTGCAGCGTGAGCAGTATACAATTGTTGGTAACTATCTTTAGAAGGAGTTCCTGTTTCATCAATCGCAAATCCTTCACACTCGAAAGATTGGTTAAAAGATTGATTTGGAGTATATTGGTCTCCACACTTAGAAGTTGCATCAATTGTTCCTAAAGTTGATGTCAAAGAGTTGGTAGTCAAACAAGCAACAGGCTTGAATGTTCCATCATTGTTAATGTCAGCTAAGAGGATATAATCTCTACCGCTTACTTTTGTTTCTGCCATTTTATTTAATTTTAATTTTGAGTTATGGTTATGTTATATGTTATTAATACTCTAAAAACGTTATCTAAAGGGTTTAAGCCATCTAAGTTTCTAATGCTTTCTACACTTAAACTTGAAGCAGTAAACCCATTTGATAGGGTTATAACTGAATCCGAGTTTATATCATCCAACACTAAATCGCTTATAGTTTCAGCACGTTTATATCCAAAGTTAGCATTTTTTGTAATAATATCAACTACGATGCTAATACTATTTGTATATCCAGCTTTGCCTTGTTCTTGACTTGATGTTCTACCAGTCATAACAATATACTCATCACCAGCACCCTCTGGAGCAAAACCATCGTAAACAACCAATCCACTTGCACTTGTCAAGTTTGTATAAAACCACTTTTTTATCTCAATATTAGGATTTAACATTCTTCATTACGTTTAATATGTTCTTAATCAATTTAGGCTTTTCGGTTTCAAAAGAAGGTATTAAGAAAGGTTGTGGACTTAATCCATTTTTAAGGATTTTAAGAGCCATATAAAAAGCGTGTCTTTTAGCACCTTCTCCAGCTTGAATGTATCCTTTTCTTATTCCCCATTTCATTAAAGCCTCAACCATATCATCTAATTTTCCACCTTTTCTGCCTTTAAACGAACCAGCTAACTCCTCATATCCAGCTGGAATACTTACTTTACCACCTGTGCCAAATTCTACATAAGCAGCATAAGAAGCCTTTGCACCAACAGTAAAAACAATTCCTTTTTCAACCTTTTGCTCTTTTAGGTAAATGCTATTCCTTAAAGTTCCAAAGTTTACAGGTGCTAATCTCTTTGCTCCAGATTGAATATTTAAAGCTGAAGCATTTATTTCATCCTTTACCTCTTTTTGCACTTTAGCATCTAATGTATCAAGTTTTTTTAATACCTCTGATAAATTACCTATGTCAAAAGTAAACCCAGCCATTATCTGTAAATTATTAACTCCAAGAACCTATTTTGGTTCTCAACGTTCTTAATGGAATGTATCGTATATCTTGAACCTTCAACATCAACCTCGTAGGAATTGTTTATGTTAACCCCAAAACGAATGTAAAGCCTGTTTCTTTGGTCGAACTGCAATTCCGAGTCATCTATCTCACGATTTTGATTATCTGGTCTTAAATCACCCCAAACTGTGCTTTGTAGGGCAAATGTGGTAGTGAACCCACCTTGACCATCACTTGTCCTTGTTGGAGCATAGATTAAGACCTCACGAGTCATCGTGTTGGCATCAACGTAGTTTGCTTTCGCTTTTCCTAACTTCATATTATAAAATTGGGCTTATTCTTGTCCATCTTTGACACGCTTTCCAAGACTTCTCACAAATACCAGAATCTCCATCTAATCCTCTATTCTCGTAGTCATAAGAGATTTGGTCTAATATGGCTAATTTAAGGTCTTTAGGTATAGTTGTGTAACCAGCTTCATAAGTAGCCTTTAAATTGGCATATCTTGGAGATGATAGTTTAGGGAACTCATTACCTATCAATTGTAGGTTAGGTGTTGTAATCTCTAAAGCATCTTGCTCCATATCAAACAACTCAAACGTATCAATGTCAACTGGTCCAAATGGAATGTCAAAATTACCACTTACGTTGTTAAAGTAAGTAGTTATGTCTTTTGGTATCAAACTCAATCCTGTTGCCACTTCGATAGCTTCTCTTGCTTGTGTAATCATTAACGTAATCAAAGTATCTTCAGCACTTGTTGTAACACGGCAATATAATTTTGCTTCCGCTAATGTAACTGGCTCTACTATTGGTGCGATAGGAACGGCACTAAAGTCATTAATATAATTAGAATAAGACATATCCTTTTTTTACAAAATTACTTAATTTATTCCAATAAAAAACCCCCACCGAATTGGTAGGGGTCATTATTTACTAATCCTTAGAACTATACGTTACCCATATCAGCAAAGATTGCAGATGTAGTCAACATTAAGTTGATGTCTTCGTAACACTCAATACGAGCAGTTACCAAGTTCTTTTGGAAGTTTTCGCCATTCTCATAAGAGAACTCGATAGCTAAACCTTCTACTTCAACTCTCTCTAAGTAGCTATTGTCAAAGATTAAAACTTTGTCATCAGTTACCCAAGATGCAGAAATTACAGGAACTCCCCAGATTGTGATACCACCATTAGGGTTTACGATAACACTACCAGCACCAGCATAGTAACCAGCAGCGATAGTTGCTTTCAATAAACGACCCATTTGAGTTTGAGATACTAAAGCATAAGAAGGAACAAAGTTCGCAGTCTTTTGGTTAGCGATATAATCTACTAATTGTAACAAATCGTTAGTTTCAGCAGTTGTAGTTGAACCAGTTGCAGCACCAGATACAGTAGAGAAAAACGCAGCGTTCTCAGCCTTGAAAAAATCTCTTTGTAACATTCTTGGTAAAGTCTGTGTCATAAATGGTAAAGACTTTAACATTTGCTTAGAGAAAGTAGAGAAACCAGCTAAGTAATCGTTTACAACTTTAACTTCAGTCAAAGAGTAGTTGTTCTCACCTTTATCAGAACCTTCAGTTTGAGCAGCGATGTTGTTAGTCAAACCGCTATTCTCACGATAGTAAACATAAAGACCGCTTTCGCTTCTTACAGTTGGGATTAAATCACGGAAGTTGATGCTTTGTGCTGGTTGGATAGCTGGATTAGGAGCATAAGATGCTTGTGCATCACCAGTTAAGTTACCAGATAAAGTCATTGTCTTAACATCAGATAAGTCTAAACGATACTTACCATTGTTCTTCAAAGACTTCTCCATTGCATCAAAGTTACCATCTAATTTCTCTAAGATAACTTCATCCATAAACTTTACTTCTTTCTTAGCAGCCTTCTTTTGAGATGCTAATTGTCCGTCGATTTGCTTTTGTAACTCATCTTTTACAACAGTTACTTGTGCAGATACCTCTTTAATTTGAGCTTCTGCGTTAGCTTGAAAACCTTTAAGGTTCTCCGCCATTTCGTTGATTAAATTTTCCATTTTTACTTTTTAAATAGATTGTTAAATTGCTTAATTGCCTTTAATACTTCTTCATTATTCTTTTCTTCAACTTCTGGTGTCGGCTCAATTGATGGCTCGGATTGAGTGATTGTTTCAGTAATTTCCAAACTTAATAATTCAGCTTGTATTTGTTTTATTTGAATCTCCATCAAAGCAAAGGTGTCATCTGTGAATGTACCACCTCTAAATGCCTTGATTAAGTTTTCTAATCTTATTGATAAGTTTTCTTTAGTTTCTTTGAACTCACCCTTGAAACCCAATGTTGGTGTTTCTGGATTAGCACCCCAAAGAACCGCAGAACCTTCATATAGTTTTAATTCGGTAATTGTACGAACACCAGTCTTTTGGTTTACATCCGACTTTAATGTACTAAAACCGATTGAGTGTTGATTGATTAAACCAGCTTCATATAACTTGATAGCATCTTCGCCACATTCAGTTTCTATTAAGTCTGTAACCGCAACAAGCATATCGCCTTCTATGTACAATTCTTTAGGCTTACCCAAAGTGTGTGCCATATCAGCTTTATGGTCTACTAAAGACCAAATCATATTCTTGCCTTTTGGTCCACGTTCTTTGATAGTCTTGGTAAATGCTTCAGCAACGATAATATCGTTATCTAAATCAACGTTCCCAATTCTTGACCAACACGCTTTTACTGTTCTTGATTCTGGCTCTATATCCAAAATCATATCATTGTAGCTTTTGTTTTCAATCTTACTCATATAACAAAGTTATTAATTTTTTTTAATCTGCTAACAAATCTCTTATTAAGTTAGAAATTTGCATCAAAGCCACATTATTTATCAGATTCCAAACTAACCCCATATCTCCCATTGGTGGGTTATCTTGCAACCTTTTTGGCTTACCATCCGTTCCTCTAACCGCTTCGTAACCTAACGTACAACGGCAATTGATAACATCCCCAGCACTTCCACTTGGGTCGCAAGGATGTAACATTTGCTCAAAACCTCCGTACTTAGTCTTAACATTAAATTTTTCATCGTATGCTACTTTTATTCCATCCATATGAAAATGGTCAAACGCATCTGGTGGTACTCTCCTTGTTCTTGCATCTCTTGCTGCTATCCACTCTTTTATAGTTACAAGACCAGTTGCAGCAGTTCCAATCATAGAACCATAATTTGCAGCTTTACCTGTTTCTGTTCTTGCTATCATCTCTGCTCTGTAATCCGTTATCCCAGCAGTTCTTAATAGCTTGATTGTTTCTTGCATAGTTAAACCTTCCTCAACTGACTTCATCAAGTATTGTTGAATCTGATTCTTAGTTGTTTGAGTTATTTCCTTAGCTACTTTATCTAATCCTTTTTGTTCTAAATAAGCTAACATAAGGTAAGTAAACAAATCAGTTTGATTACTCTTAAACTCCTCTGGACCGAAATAACCTTTAACTTGTTTAGAAACGTTTTTCTCGGCAATTTGTGCCATCTTAACGCCCATTGCAATATGAACGTTTTGGATGGTCTTTTTTATCTTCTTATCGCTTATAGCGTTTAAATCTTGGGTATCGCAATAAGTATCCACTTGCCTTTGTAGTTCTTTCTTGAACTTAGGTGAGTAGGTTTTTATTGCGTTTAAATATAGTTTTCTATAATCTTGCCAAATCATTTGTTAGGATTGTATGCCCAATTCTTTAAGGAAATATCCCTCTTAGATGGACACTCTTTGTTTACAGGTTTGCCTTGCTCCATATTTTTCATTCTACTAACAAAACTAATCGTTCTGTTTGCAGACTTAACTTCATTTGCACCCCAATCAGCCTTTTTCTTGCTCAATAGATTTAAGTTCCTATTTACTGGACTTCTATCTAATGACGCTAAACGTGAGCATTTAGTTTCACTCCAAGCCTTTAACTCCGAGTAAGACATATTCACAGTATCGTGATATTTTGCGTACACTTCATCAACCATTTCGTTGAGGTCAGCTTTAAGGTCAACCTTTAAATCAAATAACTTGTCTATAATTTCTTGGCTATTCATTTGGTAATGTTAATGGTTGAAATTCATCTGGACTTTGTAAACTTGAAGGAATATATAATTTCTCCATTTCCGCTTCGTCTATGTAAGGTGGAATCTCTAATCCCATTATATCCATCTTTTGCTTAGGTGCAATCCACCAAGCCTTATCTAACCATTCTACTTGTTCTGCTTTGTTCGCTTCTAATTCACCATAAACAGTTGGGTCAAAGTCAACATAAATATCAGTTCCACGATATCCCCAATCCGAATGTAGTTTACGATTTAAGTTATCTCTAATACCAACTAACAAAGGAATAGCACAAC